CCCAGACCCCAATACTGGTGACGGAAGCTGGAATCGTGATACTTGTTAGTCGGGGGCAATAATAAAATGCAAAGCCCCCAATACTGGTGACGGAAGCTGGAATCGTGATACTTGTTAATCTGGAGCAAAAATAAAATGCATATTTCTCAATAGTGGCGAGTTGAGAACCTTCTTCAAATGTAACATTTGTTAGTTCGAGGCAATAATAAAATGCATCCGTCCCAATAGTGGTGACGGATGCTGGTATCGTGATACTTGTTAATTTGGTGCAATATTGAAATGCCTTAAACCCAATATTGGTGATGTTAGCCTTAAACACCACTGATACTACATCGGTGTGACTTTTACCTGATGTAAAAACGCCGCCTTGATAAATTACAACTCCGGTTGTATCAGATGCTGTCGATACAGCTGCTGTAAAATTTGTAGCATCTACTAAAACATGGTTCCATTCATCTATATTCTGATTAAAATATAGGTTTTTTATTGCTACGTTGTGTGATTCCAATATCCAATCACCCATTGAAGATGAATGACCTGTTAAATCTATACTATAGCGAATAGTAAAATTATATTTTGTTTCATAAGATTTAATTGTGTTGATTACATTTGGTGAATTAATATTACATGTAAGCAAGTCAATTGTTGTAATATGTGAAGGTAATTGCATTAATAACTGTTCAAAACCAACTGGAAGCATGCCAGTGTTGAAAGATTGATACAAAAGTGCAAGTGTATTGGTATGGGGATGAAGAGAATTAATAAAAGTGTTTAATTCAGAATCAACGTCTGTGGTCAATTCGGGTTCAGACTCAACGGCTGTGGGCAATTCGGGTTCAGAATCAACGTCTGTGGTCAATTCGGGTTCAGAATGTTTAGCATTGTACAATTGATGATCAAGAGTCAAAGCGGTAATGTTTTTATCAAGTGCATCAAACAGCTGATTAAAATCTGGTATTTGATGTTTAAGAATGATAAGATTTGCCATACTGTGTGATGAATTATTTTATATTATAATAATATTATAATAATATTATAATATAATTTGTAAATTAAAAATGCATTATTTATTTTTTTGAATATTTTTTGTTTATCTGTTTGCTCGTGTTGGTTCCCTTATTTGATATCCATTTTTCTTTACTTGATATTACTTTATTGACAATCATATTATTAGGGGCTTTAGATTTTGCTATTAATTTTTTAGAATATCCTGTTTCTAATTTATTCAATGTCATGAATTTAGGTTTATAATTTCTTATTAATATTCCTGTTGTTGATTTCTTGTGTATTAGTGTTGATTCAAATTTAAGTCCATTTCTATGCTGGGGATTTTCATAATATGATACAACAAATCGTTGCCATCCATAGTTGCTATGAGTCCATTCAATAGCTATTGCTTTATGATGACCATCTTCTACAAACATTGAGTTTTCTTCATTGTCAATAATCTTCATATTGAAATATTGTTTATTATAAGTTATATGTTTATTCTCAATATTCAATGTCGCTACATTTCCTTCACTCTCAATGTATAATTTAGAATTCCAGTATCCAGATGTAATAGGAGTGGTACCCAATTCAATTCGAGACTCTAGATTGTTGCGTTTGATATAATGATTAAATTCATTGGTAATGTCTAAATGGTCTACAAGAACATTGATGAAAACATCATCATATTCAAATGCGCGGTAATTAGCTGTATAATTAGGTAATTTGTATATATTACCGTGAAGAGGGTTGACGTATGGATCACCAGTTGATTCGACAACTGTATTACCAGAACCTACCCCAGCAGCAACATCTCCAAAGGTTACATTCGTAATAGTATTATTACGAGCGGGGGCGTTTAAATATGCGTTTAAATCGAGTATTTCCGTACCATCGATATAACATGTTGTTTGACTAAAATCAACATTTGTGAATGTACAATTTGTTATATCATTTGTAAGATCTAGATACATGTGACTTATGTCAACATTTTCAAATACAGAATCTTGCATAATACCATTAAGATGGCCATTGTTCATTTTAAGATGTGCAGATGAGTCACCTTTTAGCTCATGATTACTAAACTCGTGATAAGTAACAACTTTATTTGTTCTGTCGCGATTCTCAAGTAAAGCTGATTTTAAAACATCGATGGAAACATTCTTATAAAATAATGCGTTACCGTAGTCAATTTCGGTTCTATCAATAGTAATTTTGATATTCTCAGGCATTTTAAAATAACTAAATATTTTGTTTTTTAAAACAAATTTTATAATTTTCTTTTGATAGTTTCTTCTTTTAATTCATTAAATTTTAGGACTTTTTTATTTAATTTTAGATAATGTTTTATTTGGTTAAAATCAAATGTTACTAAAAAATTTTACAGTTTTTGAGAGAACTCCAATTTCGTTGTTCTTACATTAAACAAATTATTTTCGGTGTCAACCAAGAATATAATTTCTCCATTTATATTCCAATCAAATTTATACTGATTTGAAATATTCCCCGGTTGAATGTGACAAGTTAACGGGTATACATTGAACATAGTTCCATCAGCAGTTGTTATAGTATAACAAGTTTCTTTGGGAGACGTTAGTATTCGTGGAAGTTGAAAATTAACTATGTAATGAAAGGTGATTGTATGCGTGTGATTATTTTTTACTTTAATCATTCGAAAACCTTGGGATATAAATTTCAAAATTTCTTTATAATTCAAAAGGTAATTATTTTTTGTTTCATTGTAAACAAATTTGCTAATAACTGTTTTAACGAGTCTATTCAAATTTTTATTTGTTATGCTGCATAATAATAGTTTGTGAATTAATTGATCTGGTTTCAGAATATGAAAAATAATTAATTCATCTGGAAGAATATCAAAAAAATGCATATTCATATGCATATGCCAATGTTAAATCTCTTTTTCATTTTTAAAAATTAATTTATAGCTTTGTTAAATTAATTTATAAATGAATTCAAGACCAACTTGGGATGAATATTTTAAAAATATAGTATCAATCGCATCCACAAGGTCTCCATGTGAAAGATTAAAAGTGGGTTGTCTTCTTGTTAGAGATAATCGAATTATCGCTCAAGGTTATAATGGTTTTCTTCCCGGACGCGAACATAAAAGTATTGTAAGAGATGATCACGAACAAGCAACTATCCACGCAGAACAGAACGCCATATGTGATTGTGCGAAACGAGGGGTTAGTTGTGACAATACAACGGCTTATATAACACATTATCCATGTTTAATATGTACTCGTTTATTATTAGCAAGTGGTGTTAAGGAAATTAAATATATTAATGATTATAAAAATGATGAATTAGTTGAGTATTTTTGCGGGAAAATGTGTAAAAAAATTAAAATATGAACATATTTTTTTTTACTAGTGAGGAAAAATTTTAATCTTTTTTAAAATTTTATTCATATTTTGACTGTGTTCAAAGCGTTTCATAGGTATTGATTTTCGACTTTGCAATTGAATATTTGTGGGAACAAAAATGACATGGAAACTGAATTTCTTTCAAGCAAGAAATCGATTAATTAAATTTTATTATTTTTTAATGTGTTCTATTAAAAAATAATATGGATTCAGTCGTAATGAAAAAATTTCCTCTTTTTGCTGGCAAAGAAGAAATTTCCGAAAAAGAAATTCCAAAACCGCAAAACCGAAAAAAAAGAACTAGTATTTTTCCATTTTTTGTTTTGGGGTTAATTACTATAATTGTTTTAGTTTAAAAATGAATTTTAATTAAAAATGCGATTCGTTAAGTAAATGAGTTTAGAAAGTTATACCTCAAATACTATGACTAAAAAGCAACAAGGCACTGATTTGTCGAGTATGAACCCAAATCAATTGACCGAAATACAAAGAGTTGTTGACGAAAAAAATTATGTGGATGCGTGGATCAAATCTTGCGGTCAACCTGAACCTGGTTCAAGTAGATCAACAACATTAATCCGACAAACTTCAAGGTTGGGTGAAATAATCGGAATGAATGAAAACGGGGAACCAATATTTGACACAAATGATTATGGGGATTTCCTAATTCAGACGAATAAGAGATGTGCAAAAATTTTCAGTGCATATTTTCAATCCCTCGATATTCAATCCCAGTCTGTTGAAAGATTCGGTACCTGGAAAAATTTAACCGAAGAAAATTTAGTTAAATTGGAAACAGGGTTTAAAACCCTACCTGAAGATGAGCTTGGTTCCTTTTATATAAATCAAGCCAAGGGATTTTTGAGAAATCGTAACAAGCATGTACCTTTTAATTTATGTGAAGCGTGGGTTTTATTGAATTCATTTGGAGCAAATTCAACACCAACTGCTGTAACAGTTTGTAATTTTAATAAAAAATTATTGGCCGACTTTATAATTTCGATTGAACATACCCAAGTATGCATTTCATTACTAAGGAAGGAGTTGAATATGTTAAAGAGTTATGTACGTGAATTCTTGTACCGAAAACCACAATTTCATTATCGGGTTTGGAATCAATTCCATAGTTATTTAAAAAAAATTAACGAATTGGGGGAAGATGGCGAGCATGGGGGTCATATTTTCCATTCTCCTCATTGGAGTATGTGGAAAGAATTGAGTGATGAGTTTTCCTGAAAAATTTTTACACAAAATAAAAAATCACGAAATACAACAATGACGCGAAAAGATTTAAATCCTTAAAAAGTAATTGAGTTGAACATACGTTCAAAATTTAATTAAGAAGATAAAAATTGAATTTTGAACGTATGTTCAACTCAAAAATTTTTTAAGTGTACATTTCGTACTATGAGCGTAAGTGAATTTTTTGAGTTTATTCTGGCTATTCTGATTGTTTGTGTAATAACTGGGTTTATTATGGTTGCAATGACACCACTTGGATTTGAAATCTTAAAACGATTTGCCGTTACCGTGACTGGGTTTGCATTTGGAGTTTGGTTGTTTTCGACGGAATGAATGTAATTCGCCGACTTTGTTAATTTTAATCGAAAAACACCTTCGATTAAAATTGAATTTTCCCAACTTTTTTCGGTTAAATTTCGATGCCAGGGATTATGGATATCAACTTTGAGGGGAGGACTATTCTGGATAACGACTCGGTGAAGGCTATTAGCTGTGACGAGCGCCCGGAGACTATGGAGGGAGGGAAGAAGGAGGTTGTGTCGGATTGGGAGGATGAGTCCGATTGGGAAGAAGAGGTGGATGAATCGGAAGCCGATGAATCGGGAGAGAGTGAGCAAGAGGCCAATGTGTCTAAACAGATGGAAGAAGTGAGGACGGAGCGTAAACTCGCCGAGGAAAAAGAGGCTCTTGGAAAGAAAACTGCACCAGCAAAAAAACAAAGCAAAAAGGCGAAATCATTGGATTTTGGTAGCTTCGCATGGCTCCAACCACTGGTTGAACAACCAGCAAAAATAACTTCACAATGCGCAGTTTTTAAGAGTTTGTTGAAAGGGCAACAGGGAGATGTAAAACGATTGGTGGACCGAAGCAAAGACATTTTGTCTAGGTGTCAGGTTGAGTTGGCGGAAAAAATTGGAAAAACTCGGTTCGAGGGAGGTTTTGGACAGGGGGACTCAAGTGAGACGACATTGACAAGTGGGGTGGAGAGAAAACTTCAAAAAGAACTTGCCAAATTGTGGCAACTAGAGGAACATAAACGTCTTGCAAAAACTTTGCTCCCGAAAACACAGGAGTCGATTAAATTCAAAGCTCCTGTTGTTACATTTTGTGCTTCTCCTCAAGAAAAAGAGGTACTTGAGGCACTTTTCAAATCAAAGTCCATTCCCGCGGAGGTCCGAATTGGGGCTCCCGAGGTGCAAAAGGCTCAGCCTCAGGCGTTTCTGTCAACACAAGATGTGCAGATGCAAAGGAATCTTGGCGAAGTTGTTACACAACTTCAAATCCCTATGAAATCTCAAGCAAAGTCAAAATCCGCGCCAAAACCTGTGCAAAAGCAAACCCTTTTGGTTGGGCATGTTGTCCACTATGACCTCAATAAACCGGTTGAAAAAACTCCCGAACCTGAACAGCCGGAAGTTAAGATGGACATTCGAGCTCAAGCTTACAAAGACCTTGAAAATTTCGGACAAAACAAGACCAGTTTGAACTGTACACAAATCTGCATTAGTGTTTTCAACGGGAAACCGTGCAAACATGGAGCCAACTGTAGGTATGCTCACAACGACACAGAGTGGCGCGATCGCGTATGTAAATTTGGAGACACTTGTAAATTTGAAAAATGTTGGAACAATACCCGCCACTTGATTAAAGGACCGACGGGAGAGTCGGTAGCAGAGACACGACGAGAGTTTTTGGCAAGGAAGAAGCTTTCACCAGAGAAGATCGCTGCATTTTTTGACGAGATGCCGGTTTGCATGCCGGTTTGTACGCCAGCAACTTTTGTTCCGACTCCCGCTCCTTGGATAAATAAAAATTAAAACTGAAAAGTATAAAAATTTGAAATTAAATAAAATAAATGTTTATTTTATTTGGATATAGCCTTAAAAGCCCTGGGCAAAACCCTGACATTAAAATCTTTGGAATTTATCAAAGTCTCATCGAATGTAAATCTCGTATTGAATTTATTAGTGAATGTGCTTGCGGATTCTCACAAGTTCAAAATCTTGAAAACGTTGTTTATTCTGGGAATTATACTTTCTGGTATAAAAAAATTTCTTTGGAAAATTCGGGAGATGTCGTTATTAATGTAAAAAATGTACCAGATGATTTAAATTAATGCAAAGACATGCAAAACACGATTTAAAATTGAATTTCAAGCAATTATTCCCTTTGATTATCAGGTATGGCGAATATCACGAATAAAAATGTCCAGACTATTATGAGTATGTTTGCAAAGCATAACATCGAATTTGCAAAGGCTATTCTCGATGACGTGAAGGGAGATGCAAACCTAACTGAAACCCAAATCTCAAAAATTCTCAGTGCAATGGAAAAAGCGGTTGTTGTTCCAAAAACAAAAGCCAAAGAAGCAAAAGAAGACAAAAAGAAACGCGCGCCTTCGGGGTACAATCTGTTTTGTGCAGCAATGCGTCCTGAAGTGTTGAAGGCAAACCCAGGGATTAAACCAAAAATGATTATGGGGGAACTTGGTGCAATGTGGAAAAAAATATCAAATACAGAAAAAGAGGAATGGACTTTAAAAGCAAAAACGGGAGTGGAAGAAAAGAAGGTTGAGGAAAAGAAGGTTGAGGAAAAGAAGGTTGAGGAAAAGAAGGTTGAGGAAAAGAAGGTTGAGGAAAAGAAGGTTGAGGAAAAGAAGGTTGAGGAAAAGAAGGTTGAGGAAGAGGAAGAGGAAGAGGAAGAGCTAGAGGAAGAGGAAGAGGAAGAGGAAGAGGAAGAGGAAGAGGAAGAGGAAGAGGAAGAGGAAGAGGAAGAAGTCTATGAAGAAGCCGGATTGGACGATCTCGACGATGAAGACAATGTTAGTTTTATCGGTAGGAAAGGGAAAATCCTGATTAAAAAAGATTGGATTAAAGGTGAAATTGTTTCATATGATGACTCAAAACAAAAGCATTCGATGAGACTTGACGAAGGTGACCGGAAAGGTAAGAAAGCTCACATTGAGGTTAATAAATTGATCGGTGATAATAAGCTTATCCTGAACTGATTTACAGGGGTTTGGAAAGTATATTTATAATTTATAATATAAACTTATATTATAAATTCAAACATTAAAATAAATTATAAAGACAAAGGATCATGCAATTATATGAGTAAAAAAAAAGTTTGCTGGTCCTTTTATAAAAATAATTCATGTAAATTCGGAGATTCTTGCAAGTTTGCACATTCCATGGAAGAGTTAAATCAAGGAATGGAAATTTGTAAATTTCCGTACATGTGCAAGGATTTGTATGGTAAACGATCGTGTTGTCGGAGGCATCAACTTGAATGGTTCGAGAATGGATGTTACTACAGTCGTTTAGAAACAGCTGAAGAAGTTATTTTCCGATTAGGTTTATTAAAACCATTTCCATATTCAGTTAATAAAAATTTTGAAACTGAAAAAGTATTAAATATGTTAAATAACCATGTTAAGACTTTACAATTACGACAGAAAATCCAAGATGAAGCAATCGAAAATTTGCAAGCAAAATTATTTGAATTAGACCAGGAATTAATTAAATAGAAAAATTGAAAATTTCAATTAAATCTAATTGAAATTCGTAAAATGAAGATTTTAAATTCAAATCATGAAGTTATTGTTGTTAGCTCTATGTACGAGAAAGAAATTCATCAAAAAATAAATAATGAAAGCAAACAGCCAAAAAAAATTTTCGGAATGATAAAAATTGGAATGGGTTGTAATCTATTATTTTACAAATATGATGAAGTTTCCGATTCTGAAAATATTCATACATTTTTAATGTTTGAGGATTACTGGGGTCAATATAGAAATTACTATATAGATGTTCTTACTGATTTTTTCCCTGATAACCCGTTGGAATTTTCTCTTATAAATTTGGAAATAGATTTTATTAATGAAATTATTTCACTTAAATCAAAACGTAATATAAAATGCCCCATCTGTAGGGAAATCTCAATAATTGATTTTTGTTCTTACAAGAAGGTATTCTTAAATCTTCCGGATGGAACTCCGGAACCTGTATGTTGTGTGTGTCAGGAAAACAAAATTGATATATTCCTTGGCAAATGTGGACATGCTGTTCTGTGCGAACCTTGTGCGAAGGTAATTGGAAAAAAGAAAGCATAACTCACGAATCGTTGATTTAATATATTAATCGAGTTCGAATGGATTTACATCACCTTCTGGTACACTAGTTTCCGTATCACCCTTTTCTGTTGAATGTAATTTAGACATTATCTCCATACACTCGCTTTGAACTTCTTTTTGTTTTTCTTCATACATTTGCTTATCTTCGGATGACAACTTATCTCTAGTATCTAGCCATTCGAGTGTTGATTTGATTATATTTTCAACCTTTTCTTTATCTTCTGATGAAAACTTATCTTTTAATTTTTCATCTTCCAGTGCAGCTTTTAATGAAAAGATATAATTTTCTAAAGAACATTTAGCTTCAATACATTCTTTAATTTTCATATCTTCTTCCTTATATTTTTCAGCCTCCGAAATCATTTTTTCAATAGTGTCTTTACTCAACCGGCCTTTATCGTTTGTGATTGTTATTTTTTCTTCTTTCCCACCTGCTTTGTCTAAGGCTGATACATTTAAAATCCCATTTGCATCAACATCAAATTTTACTTCAATCTGAGGAACCCCTCTTGGAGCAGGAGCAATTCCTGATAAATCGAACTTTCCAAGTAAATTATTATCCTTCGTCATTGAACGCTCTCCCTCAAAAACCTGGATCGAAACACCTGGTTGGTTATCCGCGTAGGTTGAAAAAATCTGGCTTTTTTGCGTTGGTATTGTTGAATTCCGTTCAATAATTTTTGTCATTACCCCGCCCGCTGTTTCAATTCCAAGAGATAATGGAGAAACATCCAATAGTAATACCTCACTAGACTTACCAGTAGCTGCGCCAGATAAGATGGAAGCCTGAACAGCCGCTCCGTATGCAACAGCTTCGTCAGGATTTATGCTTTTACAAACTTCTTTATCATTAAAATATCTACTTAATAATGACTGAATTTTTGGAATTCTTGTTGAACCACCAACCAAAACAATTTCACCAATGTCCCCTTTTGCCAATTTGGAATCTCGAAGAACTTTTTCAACTGCATCTAGAGTTTCTCTGAACAAATCACTACATAATTCTTCAAATCGCGCTCGTGTAATTACAACCGAATAATCAATCCCTTCGTATAAGGATTCAACTTCGATTGAACTACTTGAATTGGTTGATAACGTTCTTTTACATCTTTCACATGCAGTTCGTAAACGCCTAAGTGCCCTATTACTATCCGATATATCTTTTTTATTTTTCCTCTTAAAATCCTGAATACAAAAATCAACTAATCTACTGTCAAAATCTTCCCCCCCAAGGTGGGTATTTCCCCCTGTAGATTTAACTTCGTAAATCCCATCGTCAAGAGCAAGTATAGAAACATCAAATGTTCCGCCTCCTAGATCGAAAATTAAAATATTCACCTCGGAATCTCCTTTATTTTTCTCAAGTCCATATGCAATCGCCGCTGCAGTTGGTTCGTTAATAATCCGTAGGGGATTTAAACCAGCAATAATTGCGGCATCTTTAGTTGCCTGTCGCTGGGAATCATTGAAATAAGCAGGGACAGTGATAACTGCATCGACAACTTTTTCACCTAAATAAGCTGATGCAACTTCTTTCATATATCCAAGAACCATTGATGAAACTTGTTCGGGATGTAGAGACAAGTCCTCATCTCCTTTTTTAACTTTAATTAAAGGTTTCCCATAACTATCTGAACAAACATTAAAAGGGAAATACTTTCTATCAGTTTTTATAATCGGATCTGAAAAATCTCGACCAATTAATCTTTTTGCATCGAAAATAGTATTTTCGGGATTCATAGATGCCTGGTTTTTAGCCGAATCGCCAATTAATCTTTCCGTATCTGAAAAAGCCACGAAAGAAGGAGTTGTTCGATTTCCTTGATCATTCGAAATGATTTCGATTTTTTCGTTTTGCCATACAGCAACGCAGGAATAAGTTGTTCCTAAATCAATTCCAATTGCGGTCATTTTAAACTTTTTATTATTAATCTAATGTTTTAAACCAAAAATTGAATTTTTGAAGGGAAATTCGTCTTGATATCGGTTATGATGAAACTGAACCAATATGATATGACTATGGAACCAAAGTCTCCGGACGTGACTATTTCTGATTCCTCCGATGAAGAAACAACAACTGACTATGAGTGGAAGAATTTCATGGGGCACAGTGGGGATGCTTACAGCACCAAAATGCGACAGACACTCAGAAAAATGGGGAAAAACTCTGAACAGAGTGTAACAAGCCAAGTTCAAGGACCGCGCACAGACAATGGATTGTTGATTCTTACAGAAGACATGACAGAAAGGGGTGTTGAGAAGCAATCCCCAAAAACTCCAGACCAACATATGGCGGAACTCTTGGCATGGGAGGATGCCGAAAAAGCTGTGAAAAAGAAACTGACAGGAAAAATTCCTTCGGAAAAAATTTCAGTTTTCAAGGGTCAAGAAGAAATCTCGGAAGACGAAGACGACGACGACGACGACGAAGACGACATGCTTCTTTCTTTGGGAACTAGGCGTCATGTGACATTCGCAGAATGTCACAAAGTTAGCTCTACAAGTGTAAAAACACTTGCGCAAAAAATGGATGAACACGACGGCTTTGTTAGCATTAGCAAACCTGTAAAAGTAAAAAGGACGGTTGACAATGAAGTTTCACAATTCGTGGAGACCGGTGCCGTTGGAACAGTAACTCGGTTTGGAAAAGGGTTTGGTTTCATCAAACCAGATAATACACGATCAACGGCATCAGTTTTTATTCACCAAAGCAACCTTATCATGGAAGGGTTTAGGTGTTTGAACCCGGGGCAGCGTGTAGTGTTTGATCTTCGCTTTAATTCCGAAAAGCAAAACTTTGAGGCAATGAATTGCCACCTGGTTGTATAAAACTATATTGTAGTTTACAGAGGTCGATTATAAAAATAAAATTTGAAAAATTTTTTCAAATTTTGTGGTATGTCATACACATATTTTGTTTCCCAACATTACCAATACTTGATGAAGAACAAAGAATTTATGAGCAAATTTTTTAAATTATCTATAGTAAGAATGCGAAAATCAAAAAGTTGGCCAAGAAAAAATAGAAAACATAAATCAAAAAATAGAAAACAAAAATCCAAAAGTAAAAAACTTTCCAGGAGGAAAAAAACATCAAAACGCAAATATCGTTCAAATGCACAGGATGATCCGAATTATCAGCGCAATTTAAATCAGTGTAAAAGGTGTTTATTATCTCAAGAACCGCAAGTAATTATCCCAAATCCGTTTTTGAGTGAAAAACCGGATTATGAACGTTGGGAGGCAAAGTTGAGAGAGTATGGAATTAGTGGAGGTGGTTTACAAGCTTGTTCAAGAATTGCAAAAGCCGCTCTAGAAGCAAAAAATGCCAGTCCACAAATTTCACAGGCGCGTCCGAGTGGGGGATTACCTAATCGTAATGCTTTATCAACTGCGATTACAGCTGATGCTGATAGATTTTTGCAACGACGTCCAAACCAAAGGCAACCCAGTCGATCAGGGAGTTCCCGAATGAGAGTTAATCCTACTAGACGAACAAGGCGATCCGGGAGGTCCCGAATGAGAGGGAGAACTTCCAGACGATCTCGGAGGGTGCGTTGAAATTAGAGAATAAAAATATGTGGCTCTTTTAAAATTTAAAAATTATTTATATTTTTAAAATAAACATGAAAAACCAAAAAATTTTAAAAAGACTGTTAATTGCAATTGGATTTATAATTGTATGTACCGGAATTGGTTTTGTAATTTGGTATTTAACAAAAAATCAAACAACAAAAAGTGAGTACACTGACATTTTGGATTTAAAAAAACACGGATTTGATACAAATTTTAAAAAACCTATATTAGGTTTCAAAAATGGAATTCTAACAAAAAACGAATGTCTTGAAATAATTGAATTAGGTAAAAAAATCATTAAACCAAGCAAAGTTGGATTTGATTATAAAGAAAATAGTTCACGAACCAGTTCCCATGGATGGTTAAAAACTGGTGACCATCCGGCAATAAAACGTGTTACTGAATATTTAGGAAATATTCTAAAAATCCCGATTGAAAATTTCGAGTCATGGCAATGTGTAAATTATAAAACTGGTCAGAAATATTTATATCATACTGATTCTTGTAATCCAACAGCAACTGATTATAAAGACTGCAAAGAAAATGAGAAAAAAAAAGGTTGTAGAATTTACACGGCTTTAATTTACATAAATGATGAGTATGAGGGTGGTCATACCCACTTTAAAAATATTGATACCAATGTTAGAGGACCATCGGGAAGTATGGTTATTTTTAAGAATATAACTGACGGAAAACAAAATAAAACCAACATTAAAAGTCTACATGCGGGATTACCTCCAACTTCTGGTGAAAAATGGTTAATAAATGTTTGGATTCGGGATAAAAATCAAAGCTCTGATTAAAATTGAATTTAATAGAAAAAATTTCTATTAAATTTCGGATGATGTTTGACATGATTATCGCAATGACTATTGGTTTTATGGACCAGCGGAATATCCCCAAAAAATTTAGGGAGCTTTCAAAAGCTCTGACTATCTTTAACCAAGAAAATAAAATCTCGGGTGTGAAACGTGAACTTGAAAACGGTTTCATTGGAATCGCACCCGCCCCAACTCTTGTTTTGAACCAAAGAAGCCAAAAAGAACTCCAAGAAATTATTAACCACGATGATTTTGCATTTCTCACAGATGCAGTCTTTACATGTACAAAAAAACCTAAAAACCCTCCCCCTTTTGTTTTTTCTCTTCCCCCCCATCAGAAATGTGAAAAAGTTTCAAACCAATTTAGCAGACCTTGTTGTCATTTGGATTGTAAATTTATAGACTGTACTTTTGCCCATGACATTTCAGAATTTAATTTCTGTTTCTTTCTTTGCCCTTTTGGGGAAAGTTGTTACAACCCGCGTTGTTCCCGGTTTCATGTTGATTCGGAAAGTGGAGTTGAATTTTTACAACGAAAACGTTTTTTCTTTCTTAGCGACAAAATCGACGCAGCTTCCAAGATTCAAAGGATGGTTCGGCGATTTTTGAACTCTATCCAAAAGCCTTTTAAAAAGCAAATTATCACACTCATTCCTAGCCAAGTTAAAGCCCGGCGTCCCGAAAAAACAGCTTATACAACCTCCATCGTACAAGACTCAGTCCCCGGAGGAGGGCCTGTGAAAGGATCTCTTACAAGTCACCTACGAATTGATGTGAACGCTGAGAGCATTTCCGAAAATGCCTATGCGTTGAATGCGCTAATTCTATAAAATCAAAGTAGATATATAGTTTTGGAACGGTGTTCCATTTTATAAAGTAAATTTATAAAATTTCCTTTATTTTTGCAACTTACACTTCTCCGAAAGGAAGATTTGAATTCCGAAATTAATCTAGAAGTTTTACAATTTGAATTTTTAAATCCATGTTTCTTGCCAAACTTGGATGATAGACGAAATAAACCCAATTCACAAGAGTTAAGTTCCGAAAATAAATTATCCGCTTTGTAAATTAAAGAAATTAATTTTTCAAATGTCTTTCCATTATGCTCAATATTTTCCAATGGTGTAAGTAAATTAAATAGTTTTTGAAAAAAAAGTGAACAATCTCGACGTAAAAGATAAACATACTTTTCTCGAAGGTCGCGCTTATTCGTCTCAAATACCTGGCGATATGATTTAATGGTTTTTAAAGTTTTGTGATCACAATTTGTGTATTTTTCCATGACTTTATAAATTATCATTCTCTTTTTAAATAAAAATGAATTTTTTATTTAAAAAAGATATTTCAATTAGTAAAATATGGCGGAAGATAATCCAATAATCCCGGGAATTCGTGGTAAAGATTTCGCATCTTTAATAATCAATTTATTAAAGAAAGGAAAATTGAAACCTGATTATATTAAAAAAATTTTAACAGATGGAGGGTTGGAAGAATATGAAAAAATTTTTACAAGTAAAAAGGCTGATGAGAATAACAATTATGAATTTTATGAATTTTTGGGAGATTTAATTGCCAATACAACAATCTTATGGTGGATGGCGCGACGATTCCCCCAACTTCGGAAAGCATCGGCGGTCCGAATTTTAGCGCGTATGAAAATAACATATGGTTCCAAAAAAGTTTTTTCTGTTATTTCCGAAAAACAACTTGGATTCTGGCCTTATATAACAGCTCGAAAAGATGAAAAAGAAACCCAAAAAAAAAGTCTTTTAGAAGATGTTTTGGAAGCTTTTTTGGGATTAACGAATGATCTTGTGGATACGAGGGTTTATATGGGAGCTGGTTATGCAATATGTTATAATATTATTTCATCCCTTTTGGATGAAAATATGGCCCTACCTAGAGAAAATCAATTTGTTGATATTGCAATCGATCCTGCAGTTCTTGAAGATGCAATTACTGATGTTAAGCAAAATATTGAAGATTATTTTCGACCTGGGAAATTAAGCTATGTTTGTGACGAAAGGAAAGAGGACGATGTTTTAACCACATGTCATTTAATGATTGAGAGAGATGGGAAACAAACGGAGATTGTTGAAGCCAAGGGATCAAAAGCTTCAACCGCAAAAGAAAATGTGGCGCGGGAGGCAATAAAGATTTTTAATAAAATTGGATTTAAGAAGAATATTCCGGAGATTTATAGACAGGTAAATGATTTAAAATCCAATCCAATTAGTTTATCTTGTATTTTTCGTCAAGTTGAAATTAGGTATGTTCCCCAGTCTTGTTTTGTAATAAAGTTGGAAAACGAATTAAACAGTGAAAAAAGTTGCCTTGGCATTATAACACCGGAAACAGTTAATTCGTCTTCAGTTAGTTATAAACCGATTTCCAGTCTAATTTTATTTTTACATGATCCATCATCGGTTTTGCTTCGTCATTTTAATATTAAAGGTGTTATTATGTTAAACGATTGTGTTTTACCTCCCCTGGCACAACCTGAATTGGAAGTTAAGAATACAAAAGACTTTACGTATAATAAAATGTTTCAACAAAATTTACTAAAATTTCTTAAAACATTCCCAGGGGACAATCAGGAACTTACAAAATTCAAACACCTGTTAAAAACCTCTTTAACAAATATTGATTAAAAGAATAAATTTCATATATAAAATATATATATATATGAATTACGAAACTATTACAGGAATCATTCCTCCGATTTCAATTATATATTCGATGACGTTTTGGGTAATTATTGTTCTATTATACTTTGTTTACCCAATGATTTCAGATGTAATTAGTGTGACAAATTCGGTTTTCCAAGACATTAAAAATAAAGTAATTATTTTCAAAACAATTACGGGTGATAAACGGGGGTTATGCCGAGTTTTTTGTTCGATTTTAAAGACAATGATAACAACACTCGTAAATTTAACTAAACAAAGATTTTTGCGAAATGTTGAAAAAATTAAAAATAAGAAAAATCTTTATCGGATTACTTTTGCGATTGGAGGACGGACTTACCAATTGTTAGTAAAACATAATCCATGTCCTACCGATCTACTTCAAGTAACTGACAATGAAACTAAAATAGAAATAACTGAACAAATTGAACCAATTTACAATTGTAAACGTATTGAACTAAATCCGAGAGTCAAAGATCTAGGATATAATAATATTAGTTTATTAACCAGTGATGGAAATGAAATTTCTCTAAAGGATGAGGATGGGTTATTTGATAATCCGGAAGAAGAACTATCAAGAAATGGGACCGCGTCGCCTTCCGATTTAGATGCAGAAATCCTTGAGGAAATTCAAGAACTAGAAAAAAATGTTAAAAAGGATCAATAAAAAATGAAAAAAAATCGTAAAAACATTAATGAAATCGGTATGCCGCTTGGAAGGACTCTGGTTGTTGTTAAGAAAGGATTTATTAAATCAGTATATACGGATATTTCGAATTCCTTTTCAAGGCGTAGAGGAGTATTTATGATTTCTTTTGACTATGTAAAAGTTTCGGGTCTTAAACGAGATATTCTTACAAATCGATTTATTTCAGATAACGTACTTTTGGTGGATTTATTGGATTCTTTGAAAACAGCTTTTGGAAATTTTCATTTGAATTATATTATTGATACAGGAATTATTCAATTTTTTTCAAGTCGCGCAGATGAGACTTGTGAACTGCGAAAAGAATATTCAGCTGTGCTTGAAAAATATAACCAATTGCCTGGTTCGTATGTAAACAAGGGATTTTCACGAATGGAATTTGTAATGTTATTTCAATTGTATAAGAAAAAAAATTCGGCGGATATTCTCTTTATTAATGATAATATGTATAGAGATTTCATTTCAGTAAAAAATTAAGTAATTAATTAATTAAAACAAAGTTCGACCTCCACCACCTCCCTCGTTAGAGGAATCTCCTCGTCTGTTATGCTTCCCAGGAGGAGGAGGGGGGCGTCTTGCTGCTTCTTCAATTTTAATTTCTCCTGCGAAATTTAAATAGTCTTTTAACTGGAGTCCATTTATACCGTTAAAAAGTGCAACTTCAGGATGATGCCGATTCAAGGTAATACTACTTCCAACCCCAATTATATTTCTATTGAAAATACGGTTTCCTCTGTCCTGAATTGCTGGAAAGCATTTTCTATCATTTTCAGGGGTTGAATCTCGTTTATAGTGGATGTTGTCGGGGTTGTAAGGAAAGGCTCCAGCGC